CGACCTGTGGATAACTTTTCAGCTGTTTACTGGCCGCCGGCGGCTGGCCGCGGCTGCCGCGGCCGCGCCGAGCCCCCCCTTGCTTGCGGCGGCGGGGGCGGCTGTAGCTGCACCTAAACACATATCGCCATGAGCAACCCCACCCCCCTACCCCCCACCGCGCAAAAGCGCCCCCCGAAAAAAAATTCCAATGATTTGGTGGTGAATAACCCATTTGTCGAATTCGTCAAGCTATACAAAAATAACCCTGTGCTGTTTGTCAAGGAGGTACTGAACACTGAGCCTGATGCGTGGCAAGTGGAGTTCCTAAACCACATCGCCGCCGGCAACCGCCGCATATCGGTGCGAAGTGGACATGGCGTGGGTAAGTCCACCGCCAGCGCCTGGGCGATGATTTGGTATCTATTCCTGCGCTTTCCTGTCAAGGTGGTGGTGACGGCGCCGACATCCAGCCAGTTGTATGACGCGCTCTTTGCCGAGGTCAAGCGTTGGGTCAAGGTTTTGCCCCCCATGCTGCATGACCAGTTGGAGGTGAAGCAGGACCGCATTGAGGTGAAAGACGCCAACGAAGAGGCGTTCATCTCTGCGCGTACCAGCCGCGCCGAGCAGCCCGAGGCGTTGCAAGGCGTCCACAGCGACAACGTGATGCTGGTGGCTGATGAGGCGTCAGGCGTGCCTGAGAAAGTATTTGAGGCCGCATCAGGATCAATGTCTGGCCACAACGCCGTGACGCTGTTGCTGGGTAACCCTGTGAGGAGCAGCGGTTTCTTCTTTGACACCCATAATCGATTGGCGGGTGACTGGATCACCATGCGCGTGTCCTGCGCCGACTCGCCCCGAGTATCTGAGGCTTACATTGAGGAGATGAAAGCGCGGTATGGCGAGGAGAGCAACGCCTACCGCATCCGCGTATTAGGTGAATTCCCGAGATCGGATGAAGATACTGTCATCCCCATGGAGCTTTTGGACTTGGCAATGAATCGTGATGTTGAGGCATCACCTTATGCGCCTTTGGTGTGGGGACTGGACGTTGCGCGGTTTGGCTCGGATCGGTCTGCGCTTTGCAAGCGCCGCGGTAATGCGGTGATTGAGCCTATCAAGACTTGGAAAAACTTAGACCTGATGCAGTTGACTGGTGCGGTGGTGGCTGAGTTTGAGGCGTTGGCGCCAAGCGACAGGCCAGAGGAGATACTGGTTGACTCCATTGGATTGGGTGCTGGCGTAGTGGATCGATTGAAAGAGTTGAATCTGCCAGCTCGCGGCATCAACGTGTCTGAGTCACCGGCCATGGGCGGTACTTACAGGAATTTGAAGGCCGAGCTTTGGTACAAGGCCAAGGCGTGGCTTGAGCAGCGCGACTGCCGGTTGCCTAAAGATGAGCTTCTAGTGGCTGAGTTGGCGACTGTGCGTTATATGTTTACTTCCAACGGCAAGATTCAGATTGAGAGCAAGGACGACATCAAGAAGCGTGGATTGGCGAGTCCTGATAAGGCTGATGCGTTTTGTTTGACGTTTGCGTCAGACGCTGTAATTGGCATGATGGGGTCCAAGGCCAGTACGAAGTGGAGCCAGCCGTTGAAAAGAAACCTCTCAAGGGTTGCATAATTCGTTTATTGTTTAAAGGGGTATCAACATGAAGATGACCAAGGCAGCCAAGAAAGTTGGCAAGGTGATGGGTGAGTACAAGTCTGGTACTTTGCATTCTGGCAAAGGCGGCAAGGTAGTCAAGAATCCGAAGCAGGCGATTGCCATTGCGATGTCTGAGGCGAAGATGCCCATGCGCGGCAGCCGTACAGCCAAGAACATGAAGTCCAAGGGGATGAAGTAATGGCGACACTAAAACGCACCATGGATCAAGCCATGGATCAGGACGAGGGCTATGAGGACACTGGCGCCAGCTGCCCAGCGCCGACTCAGGACATTACGCTCAATTTGAAGAATCGCGCCAAGGCAATTACCTCGGCGGCCTATGGTCCTGAGAATCCTAAGTTGCCTAATGATTCTTTTTGGAATAAGAAAGCCGATCAGTGGGATGTGTCTGTGGATGACGCCAAGCAAAGCCGTTGCGGTAACTGCGCCGCATTCAATGTGTCGGACAAGATCAAGCAGTGCATTGCTGACGGCATTGGGAACGAGGCTGATCCATGGGGAACGATCAAGCTGGCCGACTTGGGTTATTGCGAGATATTTGACTTCAAATGCGCCGCCAGCCGTACCTGTGATGCGTGGGTGGTTGGTGGACCGAATACTGGGGACGGCGAGAATGGGGGCATGGATGAGGAAGAGAGCGATTCTGAGCCTGAGTCCTTACTCACGATCAAGATCGGTGGAGGACGCAATGGCGACTAAACCTGGGCTTTACGCCAACATCAACGCAAAACAGGCTCGGATAACCAAAGGCAGCGGCGAGAAGATGAACAAGGTTGGCTCCAAGGCCGCGCCGTCTGCTGCTGACTTTAGGCAAGCGTCCAAGACGGCCAAGAAGCCAAAGCCTAAGAAGTGATCTCACCGATTTGCATCAGCACAGTACACGGCAAAGGTTTGCGGGTGATGCTCACAAGCATTGCCGAGTATTGTCCCGAAGTGCCTGTCTATTTGCGCGGTCCAGAGTCCATTATTGGCGGCTATGACGCTGACTTGAAAGTCTTTGGTGCGCCGCACAATTTCGGTGAAGATTACAACGACATCATTGACAAGGCATTTGCTGATGGCTTTGGCTCAGTGATTTGCGCCAATGATGACATTGTGCTGACCCCCACCAGTTATCGGTATCTGATGGAAGATGTGGCGCAGCTCAAAGAGGAAACTGGCGAGCCAGTGGGCTGGGTGTCAGCAAGATGTGACGCGGCGCGTCCTGTGCAGAATGTGCGAAGCAATCCCTTTGATCAGCAGTTGCATTACTTCAAGTACCCCTATGAGGACGCCATTGTGCCGATGGAGGTGCTTAGTCCCATCTTTGGCTGGATCGGGCGCGATGCGTGGGACTGTTTCAAGTTTCCACCATTGAATTGGTACTCGGATGATGTGCATTGCGAAGACTTGCGTGCAGCGGGTTTTCACCATTACTTGTCGCGGTCCTATGTCCACCACATTGGCAGCCAAACGATTGGCATGGACGGAAATCAGTTAACTCGGGCGGCAGTGCCTTGGTTATTGAAGAACAGGCCACACTATGCCGAGGCATGGTTCAAGTGAGCCACCAGTCTCAGCTCGACTTTGTCAGTAGCGTAAAGACTCAATTTCCTGAGTTCTTTGCGGGTGGGCGGGTTTTAGAGATTGGTTCATTGAACATCAACGGCAGTGTGCGTGACTTCTTTGTCAACTGCGAAGAGTATGTCGGCTGCGACTTGGGAGAGGGTAAGGGCGTTGACATAGTGTGCGCCGGCCATGAGTTGCCATATGCTGATGGGCATTTTGATGTTGCCATATCGTGCGAGTGCTTTGAGCATGACAGGCACTGGCGCAAGACATTCTCAAAGATGATTGACTTGGTCAGGGTTGGCGGTTTGGTTATATTTTCATGCGCCACTACTGGCCGTCCAGAGCATGGGACAACAAGGACATCGCCTGCTGACGCGCCTTTTACAAATGACTACTACATGAATCTTGAGGCTGGACATTTTGGTTTATTGGTCAAAAGGTTTTCGCGGCATGAATTTAGCGAAAATCAGTCTCCTAGAGATTTATATTTTTGGGGTATTAAATGAAGACACCAGCGTGGCAACGTAAAGAGGGAAAGAGTCCGAGTGGCGGCCTAAATGCCAAGGGACGCGCCAGCGCCAAGGCCGAGGGCATGAATCTGAAAGCGCCGGTGAAGTCTGGTGACAATCCGCGCAGGGCATCATTCCTTGCGAGAATGGGCAATATGTCTGGTGCTGAGATGAAAGACGGCGAGCCAACGCGCTTGCTGCTGAGTTTGAAAGCGTGGGGCGCGTCAAGTAAGGCAAACGCCAGACAGACGGCAAAAGCCATATCCAAGAGGAACAAAGCAAAATGATGAACGATATGAATATCAGCACCGACATTGGCGCCATTGAGCCAATGGATGACACCGAACTGCAGGGCATTGTCTCTGCCGAGCTGGAGGACGCCGTCAGCTATATCGACTCTGATGTGTCCCCCATCCGCGCCAAGGGTACTGAGTATTATCGTGGCGACCCCTTTGGGAATGAGGAAGATGGCCGCAGCCAAGTAGTGGCGATGGAGGTGCGCGACACTGTCAGCGCCATGTTGCCCAGCCTGATGAAAGTCTTTTTCAGCTCTGAGAATGTAGTCGAGTATGTGCCGCGTGGACCCGAGGATGTCGCTGGCGCACAGCAGGCGACTGATTACGCCAACTATGTATTCAGCGCCGACAACAATGGTTTTATGACCACCTATGCGCTGTTCAAAGACTCGCTGGTGCGTAAGTGTGGCATTGCCAAGTATTACTGGGAAGACAACGAAGAGGTCAAGATTGAGGAATATTCGGGGCTGGATGACCAGACTGTGCAGATCCTGATGCAAGAGGATGCCGAGGTCAAGATCGTGGTCAGCTATCCTGATCCATCAATGCCGATGGAGATGATGCAGCCACAGGTTGATCCTGCTACTGGGTTGCCAATTCCTGTGCAGCAACCCATGTTGCATGACGTTCAGATCAAGCGAAACACCAAAGATGGACGTATACGTATTATGGCCGTACCTCCCGAGGAGCTATTGCTTGATCGCAGAGCAAGATCGTTTGATGACGCTGGCATCATTGCCCACCGACAGATGGCGACAGTCTCTGACTTGATCGGCATGGGATACGACCAAGATGAGATCGAAGAAAACATCAGTAGCACCGACTTGGACAGCAATGACGAGTATTTGGCGCGTCAGCCTCTGAGTACCACCTTTGGCGCGGCAGACAGCATGAATCCCATGCAGCGCAGGGTTTTGTACGTTGAGGCGTATATGCGCGTGGACTTTGATGGTGACGGCATCCCCGAGTTGCGGAAAATCTGCTGCATGGGATCAGGCTACACCATGGTGCGTAATCTGCCAGCCAGCTACATACCATTTGTGGACTTCCCCTGCGACCCCGAGCCACACACATCGCCTTTGGAAGCAATGTCTATCTTTGACATTACGCATGACATCCAAGAGATTAAGTCCGAGATCATGCGTAATACGTTGGATTCTCTGGCGCAGTCTATCCATCCGCGTACAGCGGTGGTTGAGGGTCAGGTCAACATTGACGATGTACTGAACAACGAAACTGGCGCCATTATTAGGATGCGTGCGCCTGGCATGGTGCAGCCGTTCTCCACGCCATTCGTTGGACAGGCCGCATTCCCTATGCTCGACTACATGGACCAGATGCGCGAAGACCGCACTGGCATGAGCAAGGCCGCGATGGGGCTGGACCCCGATGCGTTGCAGTCAACCACCAAGGCGGCGGTGGCCGCCACAGTCAGCGCCAGCAATTCAAGGCTTGAGCTGCAAGCTCGCATCTTGGCCGAGGGTATGAAGAAGCTCTTTAAGGGTATTTTGTACCTGATGACCACACACCAAGACAAACCGCGAATGGTGCGTTTGCGTAACGAGTGGGTACAGATCGACCCTCGCGCATGGGACGCCAGCATGGATGTATCAGTCAATATCGGCTTGGGCAGTGGCGACTTGGGCGAGCGTATGCAAGGCTTGACCATGATCGCGGGCAAGCAAGAGCAGATCATGCAGCAGTTTGGCTTGTCCAATCCTGTGGTGACGCCATCCATGTACATCCGCACAATTCAGAAGATTGTGGAATTGTCAGGATTTAAGGACGCATCAAGCTATTTCCAAGCGTTGCCTGCTGACTTTCAGATGCCTCAGTCACAGCCTAAACCGACACCCGAAGAGGTACTGGCGCAAGTGCAGGCTGAGTCGATCCAAGCTGACATTCAGAAAAAGGCTGCCGAGCTGGAATTGAAGCGCGAGCAGATGATTCGGGATGATGATTATCGAAGAGATCAATTGGCGCAGGACTTACTGCTCAAGAAGTATGAACTTGAGTTAAAGTACGGCACACAAATTAGCACTGCTGAGATTGACGCTCGGCAGGCAATGGACAGAGAGGCAATGCAACAGCAGACGGCTCTTGTGCAACAGGCGGTGCAAGCCGCCAGCCAAGTATAGGCGCCACCAGTTGAGCAAGTGCTACCCATCAACCTTAATGGAATGGTTCAATGAACGAAGACGCATTACGCAAAGGCCAAAAGGCCAACCAGTTAATCCATGATGAGGTCTTCTCAGCGGTACTGGAAAAGATGCGAAATGATCAGTATTGGGTTTTCGAGTCAAGTAAACCCGAAGAAACTGCAAAGCGCGAATTGGCGTGGTCAATGCTGAAGGCTATTGAAAACTTCCGCATTGAAGTCACCAAGATGGTGGACAACGGCAAGGTGGCGCAACGCGCCATTGAGCGAGCGCAAAAGAATCTTGTTTAAATAGGAAAATAGACCATGCAGACAGTAGCACCAACGCCAGCAGGCAGTGCAGCACAGGGTCCAATGAATGTGGCTGAAGCAGCCAATGCACTTGAGGGATTACTGCCCGATGAGGGACAACAGGAAGACCGCGAGGCGCAGTCGCCCGATGAGGGCGCGGCGGTAGAAGAAGAGTTATCGGCAGATGCAGACGCGGCTGATGATGAAACAGATACCGAACAATCCGAGTTAGATGAAGACACCGAGGAGCAAGAACAGCCACAAGTCTTCTCCGTCAAAGTTGACGGCAAAGAAGTCGAAGTGACGCTGGACGAGCTTCAAAAGGGATATTCAAGGACTCAGGATTACACACGCAAAACGCAGCAAATCGCCGAGGTGCGAAAGCAAACCGAAGTTGAGTTGCAGGCAGTGCGTGCCGAGCGTGAACAGTACGCTCAGTTATTGAGTGCGTTGGAATCACAAGTTCAGCAAGTAGCGCAGCCAAACATTGATTGGGACCGTCTTTATCAGGAAGACCCCATCGAATGGGTACGGCAGCGCGAGGTGATGCGAGACAACCAAGACAAGGCGGCGGCTATTCAAAGCGAACAGCAGCGCCTAAATCAGTTGTCTCAGCAGGAGCAAGCACAGTTTATGCAGCAGAGATTGCAGCATGAGCAGGAGGCTTTATTGGCGGCCATCCCTGATTGGAAAGACGCTAAGAAAGCTCAAGCCGAAAAGGCTTTGCTTGTTGAGTTCGGTCAAAAGATTGGATTCACACCAGACGAGTTGAAGAGTGTGGTGGATCACAGGGCGGTCTTAATGTTGCGTAAAGCAGCGTTATACGACCAGATGATGTCCAAGCGGGGCAACATCAAGCCAGTGACCAACAACGGCCCTCGGCCTGCCAAGCCTGGTGCAGCAGGACGAGTCTCAAATACGACTGAAGCAGTTCGCGCACAACAGCGCGTCGCGAAAACTGGCCGTGTCGATGATGCGGCCAATGCAATCTTCCAACTTTTGAAATAAGGAATAAATCATGGCTATCGTAACGAACACGTTCACGACCTACTCTGCAAAGGGTATTCGTGAAGACTTGAGCAATGTGATCACAAACATTTCTCCCGAAGAAACCCCCTACATGTCCAACATTGGACGTGAAAACATCACCAATACTCTATTTGAGTACCAAACCGACTCACTTGATTCTGCTGCCGCCAACGCACAGCTTGAGGGTGATGACGTAACCTTTAACTCAGTTACAGCAACTGTTCGCTTGACCAACTATGCTCAGATTTCACGCAAGACTATTGTCTTGTCGAATACTGAAGAAGTAGTAAATAAGGCAGGCAGACGCTCTGAATTAGCATACCAAATAGCTAAGCGCGGCAGCGAGCTAAAGCGAGACCAAGAATTCGTCATGTTGAATGGCGGCATTGCTGTTGCTGGTAACACCACTACAGCTCGCGTGACTGCTTCTTTGCAGGCTTACATCAAGACCAACGTGGACTATGACACCACTAACGGCGTAAATCCCAGCTACACCACTCTGCCTAACTCAGCTCGCACTGACGGCACTGTGCGTACTTTCACTGAAACCATTCTCAAGAATGTGATTCAAAAAGTATGGACACAAGGCGGCACACCTAAGATTTTGATGGTTGGTCCTGTTAACAAGCAGCGCGTGTCAGGTTTCTCTGGCATCGCATCAGCTCGTTACAACATCAATGGCGGTGATCGTCCTGCAACCATCATTGGTGCAGCCGACATCTATGTCAGCGATTTTGGTCAAGTTCAAGTTGTCCCCAACCGCTTCCAGCGCGAGCGTGACGCTTGGGTGCTTGATCCTGAGTACGCAAAAATGACTGTCCTGCGTCCTTACCAACAAGTCGAGTTGGCGAAGACTGGTGACGCCGAGAAGCGTATGCTTTTGGTTGAATGGGGCCACAAGGTCTTGGCAGAAAACGCTCATGGTCTGGCAGCAGACTTGATCACTTCTTAAACGAAGCAAAGGAAGAGGGGGGAGCAATCCCCCCTTTTTTTTATATGGATAAAAGAATATTCAGCGAAGACAAAGACCAAGGCATCACACGCTATTGGCACTACGACGATGAGACTGATGAGGCAACGATTCAGACGCAGCAGGATGTAACAGACATCATTGAAGAGAACAAGCAAGAGTTCAATCAAGTGGATGAGCGTGCTGGCTGGAAAGGTGAATTTCACCGAGTTGCAAGCATTCCTATGTCTATCTATTCACAGCTCAAAGCAGATGGCAAGCTCGAAGATCAGGAATATATGAAGCGTTGGCTCAACGACCCTGAGAACAGATTTTTTCGTGTACGACCAGGACAAGTATGAAATACATCGCAGTATGCACACCAGCGCGTGACATGGTTCACACCATGTTTACCTATGATCTTGTCAACATGGTGGCTAACCACACATTGAACACCAATGATGCCATCAGCTTAAAAATATCGCAGGGGACGCTTATCGCTAATCAGCGAGCTGAATTGTGCCTAGACGCAATGCGTGAAAAATGCACTCATGTGCTTTTTATTGATTCAGATATGCGGTTTCCGCATGACATGATTGAGCGTTTGCTGCAACATGACTTGGACATTGTGGCGACAAACTGCGCTCGCAGACGTATGCCGACAGGACCCACCGCGCAGATTTATAAAGAGAATGGCGAGCGCGAGTTGGTATATACGATGCCCGAAACGACTGGCCTGCAAGAGGTTGGCTCAGTTGGTATGGGCGTGATGCTGATCAAGGCCAATGTCTTTGCGGCATTGTCAGAGCCTTGGTTTGAGACTCCATGGCGGCATGATAAACGTGGCTACATTGGAGAGGATGTTTTCTTCTGTAAGAAAGCCAGAGATGCAGGCTTTAAGATATGGATTGATCACGATGTGAGCAAGGAAATAGGCCACATTGGAATGTTTGAATTCAAGCATGACCATACTTGGGTGATGCGTGAAGTCCAAGAAACTGAAAAGGTTACCTGATGGCACTCACGACTTATGCGGAGCTGAAGACCTCGGTTGGCGACTGGCTCAACCGCACTGATTTGGCGACTGCCATTTCAGACTTTGTCAGCTTGGCAGAGGCTCAAATTGAGCGCCAGTTGCGTACACGCCAAATGATTGTGCGTGCCAATGCATCATTTGCGGCGGCAGCTGAGTACGGCACAGTGCCTGACGATTTCCTAGAAACCAAGTCTATTAAGTTAGACACCAACCCAATTACATATTTATCATTCCAGACAATTGATGCCATGGATCAGTTGTCCAATACGACTTACCTGTCCAGCGGCAAGCCACTGTATTTCAGCGTGGTTGGAAGTCAATTCAGACTGTTGCCAATACCTGATGGCGCATACACCGCCGAGCTGGTCTACTACGCAAAGTTGGCTAAGTTATCAAATACAAACACTACAAACTGGCTGTTGACTCAAGCGCCTGATGTCTACTTGTATGGCTCACTTTTACAGGCTGCGCCATACCTCCAAGACGATGCGAGAATCTCTGTATGGTCATCGCTGTATCAGGCAGGACTAGAACAATTGCAGATTGCAGATGATCGTGGTTCTACATCAGGCGGCGCGATTTTGGCCAGAGCAAGGACATTTGGATGATTATTACCACCACCAAGGGCGAGATGGACGACTCATTGCTTGAGAAGCGTGAGGGGTCTGTTGATACCGATACCGAGACAACGAGCTGGGTAGAGTATTGGCTTGCTGATGAAATGGTGCATCGATCTGTTCATATGGCGCTCAAGCGCGGTGTCTTTGCTGATGGCATCAGTCAAACAATTTAAAGGATAAATCATGGCCAATACTCAAGCAATGTGTACCAGTTTCAAAGGTGAGCTGCTTGTCGGCCACCATAACTTTGGCACTGGCGTTGTCCGAGGCGCCACTACAGCCGACACTTTCAAGGCTGCTTTGTACTTGGCCTCTGCCACTGTCAATGCGGCCACTACAGCCTACAGCGCCACAAACGAGGTGTCAGGATCTGGCTACACCGCAGGCGGCGTCACAGTGACATTTGGCACACCTCCAAGCACCTCTGGCACTACAGCCTTTGTGACTCCCAGCGCCAGCATCACCTACTCTTCTGTTACCTTGGCAACGGCCTTTGATGCGGTCCTGATCTACAACTCGACCCAATCAAACAAGTCGGTTAGCGTGCATACATTTGGCAGTCAGACAGTGACTGCCGGCACGTTTACGCTGACCATGCCGACCAATGATGCAAGCACTGGATTGATTCGATTGGCATAGCCATGAAGATTGACTTTTCTTTTCCATCTGTATACGGCACATT